CTGGTTTGCTGGGCGGTGGCTCAACAACCGGGGCCGATGCTTTCTATCACTCAGACCGATGCGACTAGTGCCGAGTGGATGGAGACGCGACTAAAGCCCGTGCTTGGGGCGTGCGAACCGCTGCGGGGGCTCATGCCAAGCAACCGGCACCACGTCAAAAAGGATGGCATCTACTTTCCACACATGCCGCTGATGCTTGGGGGCGCAAACACTTCCAACGCTCAGGAAAAATCGGTGCAGGTTCTGTTCTTGGATGAATGTTGGCAGTATAGCGACCTCATCACGCAGTTCAAAAAGAGGCTCCACGACCGTTGGAATGGTTACGCGCTTTTGACCAGCCAGAGCTTCGAGGAACCGCATCAACTGACCGAGGAATGGAGATCGGGCGAAGAGTTTCAGTGGTGCCATTCCTGCCCAGGATGCAGCGAGTGGGTCAAACCGGCGTGGACCGACATCAAATACGACGAGTGCAAAGGCGAGACTGGCGAATGGAACTGGGGCGCGCTTGTCAAAACCGTCCGGCATGAATGTCCGCACTGTGGGCACATCACTCCTGACACGACGGCCGCTCGACGCGCGCTGACTCAGCGCAGCGAGTGGAGATCGGAAGGCAATGACCACGTGGAGGGCTACCGCTCCCGGCGTGTTTCGGCGCAGTCGGTTTACTGGATCCGCTGGAGCGACCTTGTGATTCAGTGGTGCCAAGCTTCGGATGCTCGACACCTCGGAGTGCTGCAACCAACCAAGGATTTTCGGATGCAACGCTTGGCGGAACCTTGGAAACTGGAGGAGGAACTGCCCGCTCTGGAACTCGAAGCCTCCGAGTATTTCGTCAACGAATGGCAAGACGGGCGACCAATGCCAGATGAAGCTGCTAGGGTATTTACGGTGGACTGCCAGCAAGACCACTACTGGGGCATCGTGCGGGTTTGGCTTAAAAACGGGCACTCTCGATTGCTATGGGCTGGAAAGATTCTGACCGTGGATCAACTCCGCGAGATCCAGACCAAACTGAAAGTTCCAGACAAGCGCACGCTGCTAGACGCTGGGAACTCGTTTCATGGGCGGATTTACGATACCTGCGCAAAATACGGGTGGACCGCACTAGTGGGGCGCGCCGAGGATCATTTCACGGTGCGAGGGCAGGACGGAAAACCAATCCGCCGCTACTATTCCGCCCCTGATCGCGTGGTTGCGCCTACCACTCGGGACGCTGCTGGGAAACGCGTTTTTGTGACGTTCTTCTATTGGTCGTCTGACCCCATTAAGGACATCCTAGCCAATCTGCGCAACACTGGCTCGCCAGTCTGGGAGTTTCCACAGGACGCACCGCCGGAGTATGTCCGGCACCTAAACTCCGAGCGCAAGCGTGCCACAGTGGACAAACGCACCAAAAAGACCCGCTTGCGGTGGACGGCTACGGGGCGCCCAAACCACATGTGGGACGCCGAAGCCATGAACGTCCTAGCTGCTCAGATTCTCGGCATTCTTCCCGATATGGTTTCAGCCGCACCAGAGGTTGACGAAGCCGCGCCGACAGAGTAATTGTAAAGCTCACCCAACCATAAGGCTGGCGGGGTGGCGGAAAAACTGCCCGGCTCCACGTGTGTGGATGTCCGGGCTTTTTCTTGCTCTGAGGCCGCTAGATAGATGGCTCCCGATCAAAAGTTACTCCTGCAAGTGTTCTTAACCAGAGACGTGGCAGAGTTGCGTGCCATCGTGGCGCAGAAGTTTGACCTGGTTTCTGCGGGCAAAAGCTCTCTGGTATCCAGCTCTATTGACGGGGCTGCGTTCCAGTTCAATGTGGGCGGGACTCTTTCGCCGCTCGACGTGATGATGCTGGCTCAAATGGCGCTAAACTACAAAGCCGCAGGCATTTCCGCACCAGTGCGCAGGACCCAAGCCTATTTCATATGAGCCTTTTTGACCGACTGAAAAAGCTCGCGGGCTTTGGCACACCCAAAGTGCAGGCAGTTAATGAAGCCTATCGCAGGCAGCGGCTAGTTGAGGGCGGCGTCTGGGGCGAACCTTGGTGGAGAAATCACACGCAGAGTATTTCCCGCGAGTTGACCGTTGGCGAATGGCGCACCGTTAACTCGGCGGCTAGGAAATTGTACTGGAACAACGGCATGGTGAATGCCGCGATCGACCAAAAAAGCATGCTTTCCGTTGGGATGGCGATGCGTCCGATCTTTACCGGCGCGGATCGGGAATGGGGCAAACAAGCCGAAGCCGTGCTGCTGGACTGGTTTCAGATTGCGTATTTGGACGGGAAAAGCTGGTGGGAAGGGCTGCGACTGGAATCCACTGCGATTGACCGCGAGGGCGACCTGCTGACCATCCTGACGACTGCCGCAAGTGGGTATCCACAGTTGCAACAGGTGCCCTGGCATCAGATTGGAAGCCGTGGTGACGACGGCATTTTGACTGAAGGGCGCTACCGTGGGCTGCGGATCTACAACGGAGTGATCCTTTCCCGCACGAACCGCGCAATAGCATATCGGGTGCTCGGGGAGGATCAGAGCGGCGCCGAGGATCGCGACATCCCGGTGCAATCGTGCATGCTGACGATGGACCCGCGAGAAGTGGACCAGGTGCGCGGCATTTCGGCATTTGCTCCCGCCATCCGCGATCTCATTTCCCTCAAGGACCTTGGCGACGACATTCAGTCCGCATCTAGGATGGCCGCAAAGATCGGGCTACTTGTCACCAATCAGCAGGGCATGGCTGACGCATCAGACGCTTACAACGCTCTGACCGAGACAAACATGCCGCAGTGCGGTCCGGGCTTGCGATTGACTCCGATGGCTGGCGGGCGGATTGAATATCTGCAAGCCAACGCTGGAGAGTCCATCAACCAGATTGATGCCAAAATCCCGACAGAGGCTCAGGACCGCTTGCAGGAAAGGCTTATCCGAAACGCTTTGCTGGCTGCACAGTGGCCGCCTGAGTTTGGCTGGGACATGTCGAAATTAGGCGGAGCTTCTGCCAGAATCGTGTTGGAACAGGTAAATCGCATTACGTCCGAACGTCACGCCTACCTTGCGGCATTTTGTAAACGCCGGTGCGCATACGCCATTGCCAAATTTGTGGAGATGGGAATGTTGCCTGAGTATCGTGGAACTGATCGGGACCGAGGCGGTGCATATCAGTTCCGGTTCACCGAACCTGCCAGGCTCACCGCTGATTCTGGCTACGCTTCTCGGGATGCCATTGAAGCCTACCGTGCTGGAATGCGCAGCATGACCGATATTCTGGCTTCTGGCTCCAAGACCCTTGAGGAGCATCTTGACGAAGTGGAACGCGAGGAGTTGGAAATCAAAAAGCGCGTGGAACGCTCTGGGCTTTCGCGTGACGTGTTCGGGCTCCTGACTCCTAACGGCAACTTGCCAACAACCTCTCCCACAGAATGAAATTTCAGCGAATTATCGAACAAGTCTTTTACCGTCCTTGGCTCATCACGCCCGGCGGTTACGCAGCAGTCCGCAAGCTCGTTGAGGGCCGATTGGTGCGCGCTGGCGGGGATGACTACAATGGCATGGCAGGGATGATGTCCCAACGCGAACCAATGGAGATTGACGGGCAGGGAATCGCGCACATCTGCATCGAGGGGACGCTTGCCAAGGGCATTTCTGCAATCGAAGCCTGTTGCGGCGCGTGGGATTACGAGTGGGTTGCCGAAGATTTGGAAGCTGCAATGGAAGCAAACGTTCGGGGCGTGTTGCTGGAAATCAATTCCCCTGGCGGCAGTTGCTCGGGATGCTCGGAAATTACTGACCTGATTCAGTTTTTGAAAGTGCCCATCGTGGCCTACTCCGACGACACCGCTTGCTCGGCTGCCTACAATATCGCCGTGAGTTGCGATAAAGTTTTTGGCTCGATTGGATCAACTTGGGGCTCCATCGGGACGATTATCCCGTGGGTGGATCAGTCCGCAATGTTTGAAGAGGAAGGGCTTGTGTGGGACCCGATTACGTCAGGCCCGCTAAAGGGCGCAGGGATGGGACCGTCTTTGACTTCAGCTCAACGCGCAAGCCTCCAGCAGCTTGTGGACGACAGCTTTGCACAGTTTCGCGACAACGTGTTGCGCAACCGGCGCGTGGCCGATGAGTTCATGACCGGGGCCGCTTATTTGGCTCCTCGCGCAAAAGCTGCGAATTTGATTGACGGCATCGGAAATCAAGAGCTTGCGTACGCAGAATTACTTGGTATGGTGGGCGCGTAGTTGGTTTCATTTGTTGTTTGGCCCGCTCAGGAGTGCATGCCTGAGCGGGCTTTTTCTTGCTCCTGCCCCGATGGGTATATGGAGCTTCCATCGACCCTCACTGACGCGCTGGCCGCGCTTTCTGCCGCCCAGGCGGATGTGGCCGCGCTTAACGCTCTCTCCGCAGAGCACACCGCGCTAGTGGCACAATTTGACGCACTCAAGGCTTCCAACATGGACCTCGCCGCAGCGGTGCAGGCACTCTCGGCGGAAAAGCTGGAGCTGGCAAAAGCACTTGATGCCGCAAAGCTCGCCGAGTCTGAAGCTTCCGCGAAGGCAAACGCCATCGTGGCAAACTTGGGAGTGGCTCCTGTTGCCATCGTGCCCGAAGAACTTTCCGCGCCTAAGACGAAAGAACAACTCTGGGCGCACTACGCAACTCTTGGATTTAACGAGCGAAATCAGTTTTTCGCCGCGAACAAGAAAGCAATGCAGCTTTAACCCTCACACACTAAAAATATATGGCTCTTAATGGCGTTTTTCTCGGACAAATATCGCAGCAGTCGCTGCCGTTTCTTACGAATGCATTCGCTCCTTTGCGTGGCATCACGACCGATTTCTCTACGGATGTTGCATCCGAAGGGTCTTCTGTGACGACTCGCTTTGCGACCGTTCCTTCAGTTGTTAGCATTTCCAGCGATGGCTATGTCCCCGTTGCTGGTGACACGACTGCCAAAACCATCACGCTCGACCAGCATCGCGGCGTGACTCTTGGGTTTACTGACATCGAAGTCCTTCAGTCTTCGATCAATTTCGAGCGTCTTTTCTTAGCCCCTATGGTGCAGGCTTTGGGCGCTGATATGTTTGGACAGCTCTGGAATCTGGTGACGTCCAGCAACTTCACCAACTCGATCACATCGACCGCAGCCAACTTTGACCGCTCCGATTTGATTGACTTGAGCACAACGCTCACTGGCACGCTCAAGGCTCCTAAAATTGGCCGTAGCTTCATTTGTAACCCTGACTTCTACGGTGCGTTGCTGAAGACGCTTAACAGTGCAGAAATCCCTGGCATCACTCCTGACAAAGCCGACGGCATCGTCCCTCGCGTTTCTGGCTTGGACGTGTACCAGTCCGATCTTTGCGACAACAACAGCCAGAATCTGGGCGCATTTGCTTGCCACAGCTCCGCGCTTATCATGGCAGCCCGCCGTGTGAATCCCGAAGCCGCGTTGCAGGATTCCATCCAGATTGCCGAAGTGGTCGTCCCTGATTTGGGGCTGCCCATCACTTTCCGTATGTTCTATGATCGCGCACTTGGAAAGACTTGCATTAACGTGAGTTGCATCTGGGGCGTAAGCACTGGAACGGCAATGGGCGTTCGCGTAATCACCTCTTAATTCAACTTAGCCGGGGCACCCTCCTTCACAGGGGGGTGCCTTTGCTTCATCCGATTATCACGATGAAAGTTTCTCTTGTTCTCGAAGATGCGGGATGCGGGCCCCGCGTGATTTACACCTCAACCAACCCGGAAGAAGCGCGCCAGTTTTACAAGGCGCACAGCACACCAGGAAAGATTGAGTTGATAATCAACCCGCGTGCTGACCTGTTTCGCACAATTAAGCCTTCGCCAGTGGTGGAGATAGAAACCGCAAAGCCTGTTTCTCGGCGCAAAGCTGAAACGCTCATCTAATGTCCGACTGGACCGTTATCACTGAATCTGCAATGAGCCATGCACTGGACTACATGCAGGCAGACTCCGTTACCTACAACGGCGTCACGGTGTTTTCGGTGGCGAGCGAAAAGACCTCGGACCTGTTGGCAATGGGCGGTTTCGAGCAGCATTTTGCAGGCTCAGTGCGGCTGTTGAAGGCTGGTTTCCCTGAACCAATCAAGGGCGCAAAATTGACCGTAAACGGAACTGATCGCCGGATTACGAGTTGGGATGAAGATCCAATTTCGTGGAAACTGTACCTTGAGGACATTACGCGATGATTGACGGTGTTTTCTCCGCAGCAGTTCAAGATGCGCTATCGCTTGCGCTTCCGGGTGTCTACATTGGCGAACCTCAAGACGACCAGCCGATCCCGGCAAAGTCCGTGCTGATGGAGTTGCAAACCGACGTTGTGGTGGGCAGTCCGCTCCAGCGCGGCACGCTCACGCTCAACGTGATTTCGCAGGCTGACGACTACAGCAAGGCCGACCAGGCAGAGTTCACCGCCGAGGTGGACGCCGCAATGCGCTCTCTAGTTCTCGTTTCCAACGCCGTGCAACTTTACGGCGTGGTCGCACAATCAACCGACAATCTCCGCGATGAGCGTCACTGGCGCACTTCGCTTCCGTACATCGTGGGCTTTGGTCCAAAATAACTAAAAACTTATGCCTGTATCATTTGGAGCCGTAACATTTAGCGTCACCGCGCCAAGCGGTTACCTGCAAGAGTCTTCACAAGAAAAAGCCGTTGAACTCGCGACAATCCGCGATGCAGACGGGCAAACTGTCGTTGTGCAGGCAAAGCCGCGTAGCACGACCACTACAACTGTCAAAACCAAAGGCGAAGACGATTTGCTGGCAGTTCCAGAGGGAGCATTCAGCGGCGCAAAGCTGACCAGCTCTAAGGTTTCACAAACCAATGATGACTTCTCAACCTCCGAAGCAACCTACACACTTTTTGAATAATTATGGCAACTTTTGGAGTTACAATTTTGAGTCCGGTTGGGTCCATTGTTGAATCTTTGGACGTTGAGATGAAAGGTGAGTTTAAGCAGCTCATCAACTCACTTGGTCAACACTCTGAGGCAAAAACCTACGACAGTTCGTACACTGTAAGCCTGAAAGGAAAAGGCGACACAGCACCCTACGACGCGGGAGATGAAACTCCCAACATTACGGGAGTTTCTGGAAAAGGTATTTGGACCAACGTGACGCTGGATTCCAAAAACGACGATTTCCGTGGCTGGTCCGCGACTGCCACAGTTTACAAACACGCAACCTAACCAAATAAAATATGCGCCTCCGATTATTAGAGGATCACGAAGCTCCCGGGAAGAGCTTCAACACTGACATCATCGCCGCCTGGTTGACATCAGGCGGCGCGCTCATTGAACGCGGCGGGTTCCAACACTTTGTTGACGAAGCTGGAAAGACCCACGTCCGTTGGATCGTGAATTGCGACGTGCTTGCCAAGGTTGACGGTGAGGAGATCGACTTTGATGAGTTCCGCAAAAGGTTTGAAAACCTCGACTGGTGCAAGGCCAATCCTGACTCTGACATCTCCTGGATGCGGGGATATCGGGACAATGCACGCGATTTGAAGCGGTTTGCAAAATCCGCAGCCGTGGGGATTTCCCGAAAAGATGGCCGCACATTTGGCATCGTCTATCCAGATAGTCCAGAGTGGCTGAAACAAGAGTTCTCCGCACGTTTCGCATGAACCCATTTTTTCTCAAACCAACAAAGGTCGGCCCACTCGAACTGAGGCCGTGGACCCTGACGACTCAAAAGGCAATCGCGGATCTGAACGTGGCCGAGATGTCCGAGCCGGAACAGGTTGCGGCTTGTGCTTGGATGCAAAGCCGCGAACCCGAAGAGGTGGAGCAGGCAATTTCTGACAAGACTGCACTGGATCAAATCAAAGCGTTTGCCAGGCACTTCCCGCTGGCACTTGCAAAACAAGTGGGGCAGTGGTGCCGAGATCAAAACGAGACTATTGAGTCCGGCAAAGTTGAGATCATGCCACAGCCTGGGATGGCTCGGGAGGACGCACCAAAAAACTCACAGCGCCAGACTGGACGGAAGGCTTCGTCTTAGTACTGGCGCGCGAAACGGGATGGGACTTCGACTACATCTTCCGCAGAGCACCGCTGGCAATGCTTCTCCGCATTTACCACGCGGCTTTGTGGGGGAATGGGGCGTGGACTATCAAACGCAATGCAAAAGCCTTGGAAACGCTGTTTGTGACCCAGCAACAGCAGGAGGACGAGGACGATGAGTGACGCGATCCGAGTGACGACCAACGTGGGTGCTTACGCGGATCGTTTTAACCGCTACTTGCGGCGGACGATTCAGATCAGCCGACTCACATCTGAACAAGTTATCCGGCGCGAGGCCAAAGGACTTATCAAGTTTGCATTTAAATACACGCCACCAATGGCGACACGTTCTTTTGCAAAGGGCTACTCGCATTCCAAAAAAGCAATCCGAGGTGACCTAAAAAAAGCATTGGTGGCGCGAAATCTGGAAACGACAACGCGAGTTTTTGAGCGCACGCGAAACGCGGCACGGCGCGAACAATACCGCGAGATTCTGGATCAACTCCAAGCATCTCCGAGCACTGTTGTGCGGTTCATAAAACAGAATCAGAAACCTAGCAAACGATACCCGGCAGACGGTCCAAAACATTTTGTCACGGTAGAAACGCGCAAACAGGTTCAGCTTTTGCTTGAAAGAACAATCGGGGTGACCGCTGCGGGATGGTGCGCGGCTGCAACTTCTTTGGGTGTTACCTTTCCTGACTGGATTGGGCGTTGGGCGTCAAAAAATGCCGGGGCCGTTGTTTTTCGTGTCAGTGGAAACGTGATTGAGTTTAAGGCTCGAAACCCAAACCGACACACTGACTCGCGCAGGATTCAACGGGCGCTTGACGCGGCGTTTTTTGAACAGGCTCAAAACATGCGCTCACAACTCAACAGCGCAATCGCGGCGGGAATCTTTAACCGCTCTGAGATTTACGGGAGATAACCATGGCTAACACAATTCAGATCGGTGCAGATACCAGCGGATTTGTCAGTGCAGTGAACCGCGCACGGACCTCGATGACTGGGTTGGGAAGCGCAGTGCAGAGCGCAACAGCGCCAGGCATGTTTTCGGGGCTCACCAGCGGCCTGCAAGGGCTTTTGGGCGGTGTTGGTATTATGGCCGCGCTAGCGGGGGCTGCACGGGGTTTTTATAGCGCCATGGAGGCGGGTGGAACGCTTGTGGATTTGTCGGGGCAAACAGGAATTGCCGTGGACAAGCTCATGGAACTCCAGATGGCATTTGACCAAGCTGGAATGAGTGCCGGTGATGTTCAGCCAGTAGTTGCAAAGCTGCAAAAGACCATCTCCGAGGCAGCGACGGGCAATGTGGACGCCGCAAACAAGTTTAAGCAAATGGGATTGGCAATCCAAAACCTGCAAGGGCTTTCTGCTGACCAGCAACTTGCGGCAGTGGGGGATGCTATCGGCAAAATTGAAAACCCGGCGCAACGGGCTGCGATGTCGATGGAGATATTCGGCAAGAGCGGCGCAAAGCTGCTTTCTGTCTTTTCCGCGGGGGGGCTTGAAGACGTACAAAAAAACTTAGGCGACCAAGCTGCTTTGATGGCTGAAAATGCCGGGCTGTTTGATCGGGCGACCGATGTCCTAGGGACGGCTGGAAGCAAAATACAAGGGCTTTTTGTTGGCATGGCTTCCGCGGTGGTGCCGCAGATTATTGAGGTGGTGGACAGTCTTAACTCCATCGACCTTTCTGGAATTGGACAAGCTTTTGGAGACGCAATTTCTTTTTGGATCAATTACTTCAAAAATTTTGGCACCGAAGGCACTATTGTTTACAACACGCTGAAGTTGGCTTTCATGGATGCGGTCAACTCGCTGAACGAGTCACTGCAAATGACTTGGGGTGAAACATACGCTGGACTAAAGCTAGCTTTTGCCGAAGCCATCAATTTCCTGGCAGTTGAAATGGCTGTGATGTTTTCCAAGACCGCTGCAAAGGTGAAGGCGCTTTTCAGTCGCGGGGATGCTGACGCGGCTGGAGCGGCGGCAGAAAAAGAAGTTCGGGCTCGCAAGTTGCCAATTGACACCGAGCAACTGAAAAAGGATTTGGACATGTCAAAATACAAAGTGGTAACGCCGCTTTTTGACACGACCGAAACGCAGACAAAGATTGAAGAGGATCGGGCAAAGATTGACGAGAGCACGCAAAAAACGGCGGCAGCGGCCCGCGAAAAGTATGCGACTCCAGCACCTGCACCAACTGGGGCGGGATTTTTGCCTAAAGCAGAGGCAGAAAAACCAGTTGGCGCAATCGTCTCCAGCATGGCCAAAATCGGTGGCGATCAAGGGTACGCGCAAACCTCCGCAGTGGACTACGCTCGCCAGCAACTGCAAGCGCAGCAGGAGACGGCAAAGAACACTGCAAAGATGGTTGAGAGGATGACAAACAACCAGCCTTCAACTTCAATTGTTTACCAATGAGCACTTTAACCAGAGTTGAAACAGGGCGAGATGCTCGCGGAAATCTTTACCAAACAAAGGTTTATAAAGGCTTTGAAGCATTAACTCCATCAAACTCAGCGACAAGCTACACGCTCACGCATGAGGATGGAGTTTACACGCTTTCCGAAACCTTTACCGAAAACGTGCCAGACCCCGGCGGTGGCGCTGGATCTTTCCCTGACATTTGGAGCCTAGACGTTTCTACCATTACCGAGGCGATGGAGAGCAATTTGTACTTCAAAAACGGCATGACTCTAGAACAAATGGGATGGTGGACTGCCTGGAAGATGGGGAGAGATGCTGAAAAAGGAAAAATATATCCTATTGATGGATTTCCTGGATCTGGTCCATCCACAAGTGCAGTTGTTCAACAAATATACGAACGGTTCAACCGGGGGGAAACCGACTATTTGTCGCCTCGCGTTGTCGTAAAGCTTCAACGGGTTTATGCAACGCCTCCAAATTTGGGAGGGACGGGGTATGCAACTGGCAACATCCCTGGGTGTCCTTTTTCGTTTCGCAGCGATGTTAATTTTTTACAGACAGGAGCAACTGCTGTAACCGAAGGAAACCTTTTTCGCGTCACGCTTGAATGGCTTGTGTCTAAACCTGGCAACTGGGACATCCTTATTTACGGGAGCTAAAAAATGGATCTGCCAGACGTAAAAGCCGGCATGGCGATCATGGCCGAGCACATTCGGCGACTCAATGCAGCCATCACTCAGACGCGAGTGCGACCAGGCGTAGGATACTTGGTCAAAGAGTCCAACGGGGGAACATCTTTGGTTATTAATCCTAAACTATTTGGAAGTGGAGGAGCAGCGCAACCTTGTCCATTTAGTGTTACAGACGTTTCGGAACCAAAGCCTAGCGGCGGGTTGACTCTAAAAATCCAAATCTCTCAAGATCCAATTCTTGGAACAATTAGCGATGCTTACCCCGAAGGACGGTATCCGAACGGGATGAGTGGCGATCCCGCTGCTCCACCTTACAAAATGACGCTGACCGATGCCGCTGGCATCGTTTACGTTTATGTGAACGTCCAAGTTAATCAGCTAGGCGAGATCCTTGCGCCATCTAGTGCCATCACGATCAGCGCGGACGACGAGTTTACTCAGGGGAGTTCGACCTACCAAAAGTCACTGGTGGCAATCGTAGAAAAACAACTGGATGACGCTGGGAATGCGTACATTTCCGAGATTCAAAACCTTTGCCCGCTTGTTTTTGCTCATCCAGCTCCGCCTTGCCCGTTTCTGGTAGAGGACGACAGCCGCGATGGGGTTGCGCGCGTGTCAGTGCGGAGCGGGCTCGTGGCTAACGCGTTGCCGGACGATATGACGCTGACCGACACGTTTACCCTCACATTGGCGACCACTCAAAGCTTTTGGGTCATTTACTGCGGGATGGTCGTCAACAACGGGGTGATCCAAACTGGACCCGGCAACATCACAATCTTTGCTTCTGAGGCTTACGAGGCAAACACGTCCACTTACGTTTATTTCAAATTAGCGCAACTTAATTTGTCTCAGCGAGCAAGCGGGGATTGGTATGCGTCCTACATCCTCAACAGTTGTGCGGTGCCTTTTGTGGCTGGCGGTGGATCAGCGTGCGCCTATTTTGCGGTTACAAACGCAACCGAAGGCACAGATTTGAAGGTGCAGGTGGCTCAGAATCTAATCGCAGGCAGATACCCAGACGGCATGGGTAACGGGTTTCCTCCGTTTATTTTGCAGGTTTCCCAAAGCTGCTACATCTACGCAGCAATTTACTGGGACATCGCTACACTCACAATTGGCTCAGACTCAACAGCCATTACGATTCTGCAAAGCAACGACCTGCTGCCAAACACTGCAACCATGCAGTATATTTTGGTTGCAACTGTGACGGTTGGAGGATCTCCCGAAGCGATTACTAGCATCGTCAATGTGTGCTCACAACCGCAGCCAAATCCTTGCTTGCTAGACTGGAGCAGCTAATGAACTGTTACGAGTGGCAGCATCAAATTAGCCTATCTGGGATGAGCATCACCGCGGATTGCTCTTATGAAATGGAAAACCCAGATGATCCCGGGACGCCGATTATCATCACAATTTCCGGTGAGGCCACATGGCCAGACGTTGCCCCTCCCTACAACCGCAGGGGGATGCGGTGCGGCTCAGGGTATGACAAACAATACGCTAGGCGCAGCGGGTGGAATAATTTAGACCGTTTTTACATTACTACTGGAGTACAGGCCAATGTACCGTATCCGCTTGAGGTTACCAGCTCGGATGGAAGCCCGCTTAGAATGGCTGGCATCTTTGGTTCTGCTGTCAGCAACATTCCATTTTTTATCTCTGGCTTGTACAAGCCAGAAGACCCTTCGGATCCATTTTATACGTGCGGCTTTGGTGTGTGGAGCAAATCCACAGAGGTTACAAAAGGGGCTGTTTTTATTTTCGCAGAAGACGGCGAACAGCTTGCCATTGGCCTTTATCCAAAGATTGAGCCCGGGGGGGAGATCACTTATTATAGAGATTTGCTTTTCGATCCCGCAATTGGCACTGGAATAATGAACTACACGCTAACCACGGTATGACCCCGCAATGGGTAGCTGACAAGCGCTCTGGAATGTGCCTAAACTGCGACCAGTACGCAGGGTGCCCTGGGCGATGGGACATCCTAGCGGACGCTCCAAAGTGTCCACTTGGCAAACTGCCAAGCGTCGGAGACGAGATCGCGGCCAGAGCATGGCCGGATGGCGCGCAGCCTGTAAGCGGGTGCTGCGACTCGGCTCTTAATTACTTGCCCCAAGGCCACAGAATATAATGGTCGCCGTCCAAACTTCATCCACGATACAGAGAGGAGCCGACTGGGATTTCTCTTTTAAGCTCCAGGAAGACGGCGCGTGCAGCCAATACGCGGATCTAACGGACTGGGTGGTGACGCCGACTCTCAAGACTGCTGCTGGGGCATCGCTGACCACTCCGAGCGTTGAGCGTCCGCATGCTGACGTTGTGGCGCTGCGGCTTACTCAGACACAAACTGCCGCGCTCGCCGTCCAATTTGGCGCGCAGCTAACCATTAACGTCCAGCGCCCGGATGGCTGGGATATACGCCTTATTGAGGCCAGAATTACAATCTCATGAGCTGCGAATCTTCCTGCGGCCCTTTGGTCGTCACACTACTTACCGGCGCGCCGGGCTTGCAAGGCCCAGAGGGTCCACAAGGTCCACAAGGACCGCCTGGATCGCTTACAAGCATCACCGGCGACCTCTTGTTGACCACAGGGCCAAGTAGCACCGTGGCAACTGTTACCGGCATTCGCGGCACAGCGGTTGTCGATCAAGCTCCATCGCTCAATCAACTTTATCAATACAACGGCACCTCTTGGGAGCCGGTTAATTACACCGCAGGCACTTACTAAATTAAGATCATGGCATTTCCAATCCAACCAAAACGCAACGCAACCGCAGATAGTGCAACTCCTCCAGCTTCTGGAGATTTACTGCTCGGCGAATTAGGGGTTAATACGCAGAGTAAAAAGACTTTCCTCAAAGCAAACGGGAATGAGGTGGTCGAAATCGGATGGGATCGCATCCTGTCCACCGATGCCGTGGAAACAGCCACCGCTGGCAAGGTTGTAAAGCTCACGAGCACAGGCATAATTGCCGAAGCTCAGATTAGCGGCTTGAAATACAGCCAGATTGCTGACGCAGTTAGCACTCCAGCAGGTGCAAACAAGATCGCGCTAACTGGCTCAGATGGCAAGATTCCAAGCGCGTTCCTTCCCGCAGCGTCTGTTGGTGCGCTGACCTACAAAGGCGCGTGGACGGTCAACACTGACCCAGTCATTGCATCTGGTGGCGTGGTTGGCACTGGCAATGCCGCCAAGGGCGATTACTACATCGCGGCTAACACTGCAACGCTTGACCCAGCTATTGACGGGCAGACCGTTGTGCAGGCTGGTGACATGATCGCGTTTAATGGCGCAACTTGGGACTTTATTGACGGGGCCAAGTCTGAAGTGCGCAGCGTCAATTCTGTTGCTCCTACCGCCGCTGGGAATGTGGTTCTGACCGCTGCAAATGTCGGCGCAATTGCTACTGATGACGCAGTGGAAACTGCGACTGCTGGAAAAGTTGTCAAACTCAACTCAGACGGCAAAGTCTCTGACGTGCAGCTCAATATTGCAAGCACGACTCAGAAGGGCGTGATTAGCGTAGACGCAGATGCCACCAATGGGTTTTTCGTTTCCGCAGCCGGTGCTGCAAAAATCATCCCGGGGACAACTACCGTGGTGGGCGGTGTAAAAGGTTCCGACTCCATTGCCATTGCGCTAGACGGCACTGCAACGGTGCAATCCGCAGGCACTTACTAAACTATGGCATTTCCGATTATTCCAAGGAGGCGCAGCGCGGCAACGGGAAATCCGACCTCGCTTAATCTGGGAGAGCTCGCAGTCAACACACTGACGGGCGAGCTCTTCCTTGGGGCCGATGGTGGCGTGACACTGCTTAACGGTCCGGTGGCTGCCGGGACAACGGTAACCGAGCACACGGGCGACGGCACGACTGTTGCGTTTACGTTTGGCGGCTACAACGGCACCGCAGACGGCGGCTACATTGTAAGCGTGGGCGGCATTGACCAACCACCCAGCAAATATTCGATCAGCAACACGGCGGGCGGGACGATCACGTTTGTCGATGCTCCTGTGGATGGGGAGCTTATCAGCATCCGAGCAATGGTTGCGGGATCTGGTGGAGGTAGCAGCGGCAATGCGACATCTTTGCAAGGAGTTCCAATTTCTATTATTCCTCCTTTAAGCGGTGAAGGTCTTGTGTACGATGGTACGCAATGGTTTGCCGGAGGCATTGGCAATGCTACGTCAATCAAAAGCTACCCAATCGCGGATAGTTATACGCCAGCAAATGGGGATTTTTTAAATTTCAACAACGGGGAATGGACTGGAACTGGAATTAACACGGGCAACGCAACGTCGTTGCAAAATGCTCCAATCTCTACAACCAGTCCAGACACAGGATATTTGTTGCGTTTTGATGGCAACCAATGGGCACCGTTTGATGGTGTTGGAATCCAAAACTGGAACGCATCACAATCATACGTCCTTGGTGACAAGGTTTATTACCAAGGGCTTATTTATTCAAACAGAGGCACATACACATCGACAAATCCAGCGGCAGACCCAGCAAACTGGGATCAAGCAAGCGGAGGCAGCAACTCTCCGGGACCAACAGACCCTGTAAATGTTGCCTATTGGATGCGCATAAACTTTGAAGGCGCTTGGTCTTACATACCTGTATATCGCTAATTTATGCCGCTTAACTCTCCAATTATCACCGGCGACGTGTCCGGCGGGCTACACTCTACCAGCGTAGACAAGATTAAGGGCTCTGCCGTATCTGGCACCGCGCCAACCAACGGGCAGACGCTTGTGTGGAATGGCACAGCGTGGACACCAGCAACGCCAAGTGGTGGCGGCGGCGGGGGCGCAAACGGGCTGACCTACTATCTCAACCAAGGCACCAATGCAGACGCGCCGACGACCAATCTGCCCGGCACTCCCAAGCAACTCGGCCGCAGTGCAGACGCGAGTCAGACGACTGCCGCGAGTGGCACACTGACGCCGGAAACATGGACGCAGTTTGCTGGATTTGTCACCGAGTCCACGCCGCAGGATCCGGGCACATCTGACATTCCGGCGGGCTTGTGGGATTTTAACGTGTGGCTCTTAGGGGTGGCTGACAACAACCACAGCAACAGCGTCCGCGCAAAAGTCTACAAGTACAACGGCACCGACGCACCTACGCTGCTCGCAACCTCCGCAGAGGTCACCATTGGCACGACTGCCGCACTTGTTAGCATCACGGTGCTGGTGCCCGAAACCACCATGCTGGTGACAGATCGCATCTTTGTTACGCTGGAAGCATTCGCGACTGGAAACAACCACAGTGTTACTGGCGAGTTTGGCGGAAACACGCCGAGCCACGTCCACACCTCGCTGGGGCTTGTCGCAGGCACTGGGCTTTGGAAAAACGTGGCGGGAACCCTCCAATCTCCCGCAAGTTTGCTGGTGAATGCTGACGTTGACCCTGCTGCGGCTATTGCTCAGAGCAAAATTGACGGGCTTACCAACGCACTGGCAAACGTCCCGACGCCTGGAACTTACCTTGAGTTTTTTGAGCAATTCATGGCGCTAGTTTCGCTTTCTGGAAACTTAGCATTTGGAGTGACAGGCGGGGGAAACTCTCAAGTTAATTCTGGGTTTGGAGTTGTTGCAATGTCTACAGGCGCAACAGCAACAGCAAACCAGCAGAGCCGACTTAATCAGGCTGCAAACAGCATGCTGATTGGAAACTCTGCCGCTAGGGTTATTTTCCGTGTGGGACAAAGTGGCCCCACTTGGTTTGATACCACGTTGACCGGCGCACTTCGATGCGGATGGGGCGATTCAACAACTGGAGAACCTGCAAATGGCATTTTTTTTCGCGTGCAAAACGGTCAAGCAATTGATTTTGTCACAAAGGCCACAAATGTTGAAACCGTCACCGCAACAGGTGTTTCCTTTTCGCCAAACACGTTTCGATCTTTGGAAATTTTGATCAACGCAGCGGGCACTGAGATTACGGCAAAAATTGACGGATCAACTGTAGCCACGCACACCACCAACATCCCGGCGGCGCGTATCATTTTCTTTGCTCACATTACCCGCACGGCAGCAATTGGAACGGCGGTGGTGGCAAACGTGGATTTTGTTTATTCGCGGATCACGCCAAACACGCCCTACTTCTAGCGCATGTCTTTCCTCTCAAAACTCCTCCCCACCATAGGCAATCTTTTAGGCGGCCCCCTTGGCGGGGCTGCCGTAGAGGCTGTTGGAAAAGCTCTAGGCATGAGCGAGGCGACGACCGACAAAGTGCAAAAGGCGCTGACCAGCGGGAACCTCACCGCCGAGCAGATTGCCGCTTTGCAGGCCGCTGACCTCCAACTCAAGACCCGCATGGCTGAGTTGGGTATCGACGCCGAGCGACTGGCTCAGGAGGACAGGGCGAGCGCACGAAACATGCAGACTGCAATGGCATCTTGGGTGCCTCCTGTACTTGCCTGTGGAGTCACGCTTGGCTTCTTTGGTATCCTTATCGGTCTTCTTACCGGGGATCTTAAGCTCTGGGAAAGTACGACCTTGAGCTTGTTGATCGGTTCGCTAAGTACGGCATTCTCGTCTGTGCTGGCGTTCTACTACGGCGGGATTCACAAGCCCGACGAAAAGAAATGATCGAGGAACTCAAGAACGCAGGAATCGACTTGGGGCTTGCTATGGCAGGCTTTGCTGGGAGCGTTCTGATGTCGTCAAAGGAAGCCGGCAAGAACCTACCACGCACGCTTGCAAGCCTGCTTGGTGGAGCTGCTAGTGCAAACTACGTTACGCCACTTATTCTGAAGCTGGCACGCCTCGATTCCGAACCGCAGTACAGTTACGCAGCAGCGTTCTTGCTGGGCTTTTGCGGGCTGCGGGCAGTCGAAACCATTAGCGCACGATTTATTACCGATGACTCCAGTAACAGCAATAAACGCAACCGCTAACGCAATTCTGGCTGTCTCGGCGCTTCACCTTGTCTTTCGAGTTTTCGGGCATCCTGAAAGCGCAATTTGGCGGCGTCCGTGGGCTGCTGTGTTGTGCAAGACTGCTACCACCATCACAGTTTGCGGCGCACTCTGGAATCTGCTAACATTATCGAGCCCAGCGGCATCCGAGGTGATGCTAAACATTGGCATTTCGCTTAACTTTCTTTGGATCTCCTTCTTTTATGACCGTCCTGCCCATTCCAAACATTCCCGCGTTCCAAGCCAAGTACCTGGGCGCAACCCCTCCCGCCGGGCTCGAAGTGCTGGCTCCCGTAAAAAGAGTGCTCCCGCCAGCAGGAACTGAAGGGAACGGACTTCCGCCGGACAAGATTTTGCCGTATTCTGGCATCTATGACGCCAACGGAAGACTCCCGCGAGTGCCAGGGCCAGGATCTACCTTTATCGCTCATGTCTAGTCACCGCCACTTATTCGACCTCGCCGCCGTCAACTTGGCAAACATGGGCGCACTCGCGCTTTCGCTGAGTGAGGCCGAACAATGGCTCCGTGTGGCCGGATGTTTGCTGGCCGCCGTGTTTACCGCACTCAAGATCGTCGAAACCATCCGCAGCTTGCGCAAATGAATCTGTCACCTCGCGGCATCAAATCCATCATCGCTTGGGAGACAGGCGGCGAGTCGTATTACGACCGTAACCCGGAATGGCCCGGTGAACAGTCTGGAATCACAATCGGCGTGGGATGGGATCTCGGGCACACTCCAGCAAGCGAAACGAGCCGCGCTTGGGCGCCGCATTTAGACGCGAAAACGCTGGCCGCACTGGTGGCTGTATCAGGCCGCAAAGGCGCAGACGCTCAGGCGGTGCTGCCGCATGTCCGGCATCTAGTGGTGCCCTGGGCTGCCGCACTGGCAGTCTTTGAGGCGGTGACGATCCCGACATGGTATCTGCGAACGCTCAGGATCTATCCTCAAGCGCAGGCACTACACGGGAATTGTGCTGCCGCACTGGTAAGCTTGGTGTTCAATCGCGGGGCTAGTTTGACCGGCGAAAGGCGCAGCGAGATGCTGCGTATTCAAGAGCTTCTGAGAGTCAATGAACTGGCGCAGATTCCCGACCAGTTCCGCGCCATGTGCAGGCTTTGGCCTAATTCCAAAGGGCTCCGGCGGCGCAGGGAAGAAGAGGCCGAACTGTTTGAGTCCGGCCTCATCCCGACTGGCGATTAAGCCTCTGCCCCGTCGTACACTCCGACGCACGTGCCTGCTTGGTGCTGCACTTCGTACCAGGCAGCCTTGACGGCGCCGCGTTTAGTCTTGAGGCTGGTTTTGATGCGCTCAATCTGCTTGGCAGCCTTGCCACTCGCGAGGCTGTAAGCGTGTTCAGCTTTAAGGGCTTTTGATACAGCTTTTTTCAGATTAGCAACATGCGGTGCAGCTTCTTTGACTGTGCGGGGCTTACGGGTTTTTACTGGTGCTAGTGTTTCCATAACTCCGCCAAGATATACTTTTTCCGAAAAGCGCAATAGCAATTTGCCGTATGGTGCGCAGGGAGAGCCTGCGACGGGTGTGATTCCCCATGAAACAAAGGCACTTGTGTTGACGGCGCAAAACACGCACTAGACAGCAAAGCGGGCTTTGCTAGGCTGCGGCATGGACTTAGTGAACCATCCACCGCACTACACCTCGCACCCATCGGGCGTGGAATGTATCCAAGTGACCGAGCACTTCAACTTTTGCATCGGCAACGCAATCAAGTATCTCTGGCGCGCCGGGCGCAAGGGGGGATATTTGGAGGACTTGCGCAAAGCCGCTTGGTACATCAACCGAGAAATCAACCGCTTAGAACGAAATGAGCACTGAAAAGACACTCCGAGAGCACTGCCGGGAGATTGGGAAGCTGGGCGGCGCTGCTAAATCCGAAAAAAAAGCAGAGGCAGTGCGCCGGAATGCGTGCAAGCCTAGACCTAAAGCGCGGGAAATGAACGCTTTGAGGCGGGCTAAAAAAAGTTTAACAAATAGCTAGCAAAGCGCGGTTTGCTGGCTAGAGTTTGGCCCATGACAACGAACACCGCAGCAATCGCCGCCGAACTCAACATTTCTGCCGATTCCATCGAAAACATCAAAACATGGGATGGCTTTTTAACTTTTGTAGTCAATGGTCGCGAGTATTGGAACAAGTTGACCAAGACCGGCAAACACAAAAAGGGGTCAGTTCGTCTGGCTTGCGCATAGTTTAGGCCGAAACCCCTTCGGGGGTCCACCCGTAAGGCGGGTGCTGACGAGGCCGTTAGAGTAAACAACAAACCAACCAACAAATGAGCACCTCACACTACTCAAGCCGCCCCTACCAGGGCCCTACACCGCCGCGCAACACGCGCAAATGGACCGTTGCCAAAGTCGCGACGATTGGCGCGCTTTTGGTTGTCGATATGCTGGCACTTATCGGCAGCACCAACCTAGGCGAGTCCATCGCGCTGGCTTGTCTCGTTATCGTCAACCTTTGGGCTTTGAACTCAAAATGAGCGGGATGAACGGTTCAATGAACGGGAAGCCGTGCTGGAGCCCAGCGGCACGGACTCGCGTTTTTGAGTTTGGCTCCGCAGTGGAAACAGACGACGAACGGGAGGCTATCCTGGCGGAAGCTGCGGAACTGGTGCGCGCTGGCATTAAGGCTGGACTGGTGGAACCGGCACAGGCACCAAAGCCGGTTAAACCGCCCAAAACTCAGAAATACGGCGCAGGATGGCGCACGATTAACTGCGCACAGTGCGGCATCGGATTTTTTCGGGGCAACATCAGCATCACTAAATGCGGGAGTTGCAGACTCGGAACCAGAATCTGTTTTTGTGGGAAGACCTTCCAGCCGCTCCAAAACAAGACGCAAAGCTGCTCCCCGGAATGCTCTAAGGCGCGACAGATCGCAACCTTTCAAGCAAACCATGGCGCTGACACAAAACCCGTGCTTCTTGCTGAATGCATCATCTGCCATCAGATGAAGCCTAGGCGGCAGGCAGGCAGCACCTTTGCTAAAACATGCTCGAAAGAGTGCGCCAGCGTTTACCGCAAGCAAAAGGGCGCGGAGTATAAACAATCCAGAACAACCAAATGACCTACGACGACTACATCATAGGCAAGCAAAAGACCGTCCGGGATGCCGGGTTTGAACCTTTGCCAATCATCGCTCCACTGTTTGACTGGCAAGCGCACATCGTGCGTTGGGCGCTTAGAAAAGGCCGTTGCGCACTCTTTGAGGACTGCGGGCTTGGCAAGACTGCTCAACAGCTCGAATGGGCCAGCCAAGTAGTGCGGCACACTGGCGGCAGCGTGCTTATTCTGACCCCTCTTGCTGTGGCATCACAGACTGCTAGGGAAGCTCAGAAGTTTGGAATCGAAGCAAAGCAGATTGCCAGCGGTGACGAAATCACAGCGCCAGGAGTTTGGATTACCAATTACGAGAAGCTGGAGCATTTTGACTGTTCAGTGTTTGCCGGGGTGGTTTTGGACGAGAGCAGCATCCTCAAATCTTTTACAGGAAAAACGAGAAAAGCACTGACAGATGCCTTTTCGCAGACACCATATAGGCTCGCATGTACCGCGACCCCATCACCGAACGACTACACCGAACTCGGGCAGCACGCTGATTTTCTCGGGATCTGCTCGCCTGCTCAGATGCTGGCGACGTTCTTCGTGAACGACACGTTCAACACTGGGGACTGGCGGCTCAAAAAGCACGCTGAGAGTGAGTTTTGGAAATGGCTGGCGAGTTGGGCCGCGTGCGTTTCAAAGCCGTCTGACATTGGCTTTGAAAACGCTGGGTACGATCTGCCAGCACTTAACATGCAAACAATTCTGGTGGACGCTGACATCAGCACAAATACTGGGCAGGACTTGTTTCGCATTGCCACGCTATCAGCGACGACGATGCACCGCGAAATGCGCATGACCTCGGCAGACCGATCCAATGCGGTGGCAAATCTCGTGAATGGATCAAGCGAACCTTGGATTGTCTGGTGTAACACGAACGACGAGGCAGACAACCTGGCGCAGCGCATACCAGATGCAATTGAAGTCCGAGGATCTGACACATCAACGCGCAAGGAAACTTTGCTGAGTGATTTTAGCCAAGGGCGGGCTCGCGTAATTATTACCAAGCCGAGCATTGCTGGGTTCGGCCTTAACTGGCAGCACTGCCGCAACGTGGCATTTGTGGGACTTAGCTACTCGTTTGAGGACTTCTACCAAGCTCTCAGACGCTCCTACAGGTTCGGGCAAACGCAAGAGGTAAACGCCTACATCGTGCAGGCAAAGACGGAAGGAGCCATCCTTCAATCAATCAGACGCAAAATTGAGCAACATGAGAAAATGCAAGAGAACATGAAACTAGCAGCAGCAGAAATGACTTTTCAGAAGTCCGAGACAGTGGAAGCAAAGACAGGAGTGGACAGTTACTCAGGCAAGAATTGGACAGTGCACCACGGCGATTGTGTGCGAGTTGCCAAGACGATCCCGACGGGCTCGATTGACTTCTCAGTTTTCAGCCCGCCTTTTGCTGACCTTTTTACTTACTCAAACGACCCGCAAGACATGGGAAACTGTGACTCTATGGCAGACTTCATGGTGCATTTTGATTTTCTCATTCAAGAGATCAAACGGATCATGCAGCCTGGGCGCGAAGTGGCGGTGCACTGCGTGGATTTGCTTTCCACGAAATGGAAGACTGGATCCATCCAGTTCCAAGACTTCAGCGGCGAGATCATCCGCGCGTTTTGGAAGCATGACTTCCTGTTTCACTCTCGCATCTGCATCTGGAAGAGTCCGGTGACAGAGATGCAGCGCACAAAGGCGCACGGGCTCCTGCACAAGACGCTCAAAACCGACTCCTCCAGTTCGCGAGTCGGCTGCGCTGACTATCTGCTAGTTTTCCGAGCACCAGGGCAGACGGTTGTCCCAGTGACAAAAGACGGATCAGAGTTTCCAGTCTCTTGGTGGCAGGAAGTGGCATCTCCTGTCTGGATGACAGTCGATCAAGGGCGCGTTTTGAACGGAGAAGTGGCGCGGGATCAGGCAGATGAAAAGCACATTTGCCCGCTACAGCTTGACGTTATCGAGCGAGCCATCACGCTCTGGAGCAACCCCGGCGAGTTGGTTTACTCGCCATTCACCGGAATTGGATCGGAAGGGTACGGGGCGCTGACCCTTGGACGGCGATTTGTAGGATCGGAACTTAAAAAATCATACGCAGAACACGCCGTCACAAACCTTCGCAACATCGAAGCTCAACCGAGCCTTTTTTAATGAAAATACGACACTCATCACTTCCCAAGCTCGCATTGTGCGGGCAATACGAAGGCGCGCCGGGCACCAGTCCGGCAGCAGAGCGCGGCACCAAACTAGACGCAGCATTTCGGCACGCCTGGACGCATGGCGAGTTTCCTGACTGGGAACTACCAGAGGAAGACGCGCAGGCAGTTCGGTGGGCAATTAACCAGTGCATCAGTCTCAATGGTGGGGCTGACAACTTAACGACCATTGAAAACCGCTGCCGCATTTACACCGAAGGGCTTGAGCATCGCGGAACCGCTGACGGTGTGGCAATCAAAGGCCGCTGGCTTATAGACCTAAAGAGCGGGCAGATTTACGACTACCAGGCGCAGATGGCAGCCTACGCGCTGGGGCTCATGCAAGAGCACTTCGTGGGCGAGTGGACGACTCATTTGCTGTTTTGCGATCAGCGCCAAGTTGTGACACACGTCTGGAGCTACAGGACAGCTTTCGAGTTGGTAGCAAAGGTGCTGGCAAATGTGGGCACTGCACCTACCGAAAACGACTACTGCGGGTGGTGCAGTAAATCGCTGACCTGCCCGGCTCGTGTTGCTAGCAAGGACAGCGCACTGGTGACAGTGGCGGGGCTTGCGCCTACCGTGCAGGATGAAGCGTTTCTTGCGCTGCTCAACGATCCTGACCGACTCGGGCAGTTTCTGGCCGCTTGCCAGACGCTGGATGATTTCAGAGACGCTGCAAAGGAGAAGGCTCGCGGACTGCTTGAAGCTGGCGTGAAAGTGCCGGGCTGGAGGCTGCAAAAGCCGCGTGCATCCGAGTACATCGAGGCCGAACACGTCGCGCAGGCAGTGCAAAACGGCGTGCTGGGTGCTGGGGACGTGATCCGTGCTCAGGGCTCGATCAGCATCAAAAAGGCGCAAGCTCTCTGGAGTGCTGCCGGTGCGGTGCTGCCGGATGAGATCGTGCAAAGGAAGATTGGGCAGGCTCCACTTGTTGCAAGTAAATGAGCACGCAAAAACAAATCTGCGAGCTTCACCGCAAACTCCGCGAGGAACGCGCAAAGTTTAAAGACGCATCCGTAAAATTAACTGACGCCCGGCAGATCATTGCGTGGCAAGGCGAGTCCGTGCGGCTGCTCCGGGAGTCTCTAAATCACCTCGAAAACCACAGCGTGCTCGCCCGTATTTGGGCGAGATTAACTAAATAATTATGAGCCAAGGAACATACACAGTAGGCGGTGGAAAATACCGGAAACGGACTTGCAGCGGCACGCGAGTTGTAGACAAATTTCGCACGCGTGAAGAAAAGCTAGCGCAACGAGCGGAACGAACAGCAAAAGCGCGGGCTCTGCGTGAACGGTGTACTCCAAAAGCATGAGTAATCAAAACTACATCGCAATTGACCCAGGAGTGGGCGGCGGCATTGCCTACACCGACACCGACGGCAGCGTCCATGCACTGCCAATGCCGGAGACGGTTGCAGATTTGCGGGATCAATTGGAAATCCTCTGCACACTCGAAAGCACAAACCAAGTTGTCTTTCTTGAAGAGTTGCCCAAGTTTGCGGGCAAAATGAGCGGAAGCTCAATGGCGACTATGTTTCGCAACTACGGACGTATAGAGGGGCTGCTTTCAAGCTACCGAGCCCGCATTGAGTATCTGCCGCCCAAAAAGTGGCAACAGGCTCTTGGGCTTGGTGACAAGAAGACGCACGGGAACCGTTGGAAAGCTCATCTCAAAGGCCGCGCACAGGCGCTATATCCGCAACTTTCAGTCACACTGAAAACCGCAGACGCTCTCCTCATTCTTGAGGCTGGGCTAAAAATGAAAAGCAAATGCAACTAATACCATTCGACCAGACCAAACTGATGGCCGAGGCCATCGCAAAATCCAAGTTGTTCGGGATCCAAACCCCCGAGCAGGCCCTTGCGCTCGGGCTCCTTTGCCAAGCGGAGGGACGCCACCCAGCGGAAGCAGCCCGCGATTATCACATTATTAACGGCAAGCCGTCCTTGAAATCTGAAGCCATGCTTGCACGATTCCAGCAGGCTGGAGGCCGCGTTGAATGGCACGACTACACGCACGAGGCAGTTTCGGGCACGTTTACGCATCCACAGGGAGCCTCGCTAAAAGTGAGTTGGACCATCAAGGACGCCGAGCGCGCCGGGCTCACATCAAATCCAACTTGGCGCAAGTTTCCCCGGCAGATGCTCAAGGCTAGGTGTATCAGCGAGGCAGTGCGCGGGATTTACCCTGGTGTGCTTTCGGGGCTGTACGCGCCGGAGGAGGTGCAAGAGTTTGCGCCGATCCAGTCGCACACAGAGCCAAACGATGAACCAGTCATTACGGTCGAATCATCAACCCCGACCCCGCCAATGCTGGAACGCATCAACCCGATGCAGCGGCTACTGGCCGATAAAAACAGTGCGCAGCGTGAAAAAGTCACCGCTGGAGCACTAAAACGGGGCTGGATCAAAGAGGGTGAGACATACCTTGACATTCCCGCCGACATTGCCACGCAGGCAGTTGCATTTCCAGAAAGATTCTTTGCAGCGTTTTCCATCTAAATACATATGCCATCACTGAAAATAGAAACAACAGAGCAACAGCAATCCATCGAGGCCGGAATCCATTTAGCCCGGATCGAGCACGCAATCGAGGCAGTCTCAAAAGCTGGAAACGAGATGCTGCAACTCGAAGTGAAAGTGGGACCGCTTACGTTCAAATCGTGGGTTGTTTTCACCGCAAAGAACTCCCGCAACGTGGCAGACTTTGCGCTGGCAATCGGCAAGAAGGTTGTCGAAGGCAAGACGCTGGTTATCGAAACCGAGGACTGCGTTGGCAAGATTGCCAAGGTCGAACTGGGGCCCGGCGACCGCATTTCTGAGAAGACCGGCAAACCGTATTTGGAAATCAAACGCTGGTTGCCGCGATCTGCTGGCACGGAGCTAGAGTCTGACGAGATTCCGTTCTAACCATGAAAAATAAAACTACAACTGACCAGGCTTCTATTTCCGAAGAAAAGGAAAGCTACGCCGACAGACTGAGAAACCACGCTGCGTTGCATTTACTCGCAGCAATGATCTCTGATTCTATGGCAAAGCATTTGACCAACGAGGAAATGGTTAGCGAATCAGTGGACATAGCTGACCTGTTGGTTGCTGCACTCAACCGCAAAAAATAATCGGCAACTGGGGGCCGCGCATCCGACCAACGCGGAAACAACAAATGACCAAGCACGAACGAGACGAAGCCGAACGGATTGCCGACGAACTGATGAAGACGCACACTGCACTTGTGACTTCTGGACAACCTGGGCTCAATCCGCACGCGATGCAGACTTTCAAGCTGGCACGCGCAATTCACATCTTTTCAGCCACTGCCGAGCCAGAAATCCTGTCCGATTTGGCACGCAGGCAACGGCAACACGACGCTCGTTAAAGGATGAGCGTACAAACAGTCCCGCAGGCCGAGCAAGCCGAGCGGGCGGTGCTGGGGTGTCTCTTATTTGCCCCACACACCGCATTTCCCGCAGTTGTCGCGTCTGGGCTGACCACTGGGGACTTTTTTGATCCTAGCTTTGCGACGATCTTTGCGGGCATTCAAGCCGCAGCAGATGCAGGCCAAAGCTTGGACCCGCTTTCGCTAGCAACTCAACTAGCGCACCAGGGCATTCCTTTTGCAACCATCTCGGAACTGTCTACAGGGATGCCGAGTCTCGAACCGCTGCCGAACTGGTGCGGGCTGGTGCAGGATGCCGCAAGACGCCGAAAGCTATTGGCGCAACTCAGGGAAGCAGCAAAAGCACTTGGTGAAGGATTGCCGACTGGTGACATCGTGGCCGGGCTTGGCGACGCGGTGACGGTTGCAAGTGCCGAGCAAGGGCTCGGAGATGTCACAGAAACGCCGTTTCTTGATTTGATGAAATATGACACAACGGAAGACCCAAACACGCTTATCGGGAACCGTTGGCTCTGCAAAGGAGGATCGTTGCTCATCAACGCGCAAAGCGGCATCGGCAAAAGCTCTCTTACGATGCAACTGGCAATTGGCTGGGCACTGGGTGCAGGTAGATTCTCCGAGCTTTTGACGTTTGGCATCAAACCAGTGCGACCGCTCAAAAGCCTGATTCTCCAAGCTGAAAACGACATAGGAGATCAAGCCGAAATCATTCAGTCAGTCGTTTACAAATACGGCTCGCAGAACAATTGCAGAGAAGAAGACATGCGAATGTTAAAGCAACAGCTAGTCTTTTACCGCGACAACGTCCACAGCGGGGCCGAGTTTCTCCGAGTTCTGGAAGCGTTAGTGGTGCGACATCGTCCAGATGTTGCATGGATTGACCCTCTAATGTGCTACCTGGGCGACGATATTTCAGACCAAAAAGTGGTTACAGAGTTTTGCAACGGGCTAAACCGAATCAGCAGCAAAACCGGGGTGCTTTTGGTTTTGATCCATCACCTGCCAAAGCCTAGGGAGGGCACAGCACGTACCGATTCCGATTTGGCATATGCTGGGTTTGGATCGAGCGCATTGACAAACTGGGCTCGCGAGGTCGTCACATTGCAGCGACTAGAGACAGAACCCGGCGAACCGCCGACCTGCTCACTGACGGCAACAAAACGCAGATTGAGGGCTGGAATGACGCATTACGACACGCAGCAACCAACAGCACAGATTTACATTCAGCATTCACCAAACCGCGAGAAGGACGGGATGGTGTGGAAGATTTGCAGGAAGCCAGAACCACCAGAAGAACCTAAAAAACGCAAATGAAAGCACGCTCTGAGAACCCAAAAGACGAAGGTCCGTTTGCTTGGCAAACTCGTGAAGCTGCCGTTGAAGCTGGTAAACTAGGCATCAACGCCTATGCGATTTATTGCGCACTGACGCACTTTCAAAGTGCAGCGGCGAGCGAACACAAAAGACGTTTTTCGGCGTCGTACCAGCAGTTGGCCGAGCATGTGGGATGCTCTCAACGGACTGTTTGTCGTGCTCTTGTGGACCTCGAAAAGGCTGGCCTGATTCGCATTTTTTCCGGCGCAAATGGAGGCTATCGGGCGACACGAAATTCCTTTTTTTTGACCTCGATTAGCCACGCCCCACAGGCGCATGGCAACGCCTCACAGGCGCGGCTCGTGAACGCCCCACAGGCGTGGCACGTGAACGCCCCACAGGCGCGCAAGAAGAGAACAGAGAACAGATTTACTGCGGGGCCTCAAGCCCCCGCATGTAAATCAGAGAAGGAAGAAACTGAGTCCGCTTGCTCGCGCTTGGGGCGCGGCAGCGACTCAAGAGAACCCGGAGACTTTATCCCGACTCCATTGACCGCAGATGAGCTTGCCGAGATGACAGCGCAGAAAGCGAGAATGATGGAAATGTTAAAAAATCTCTAAAACTCAGACCGCACCGAACCGATAAAACAAAAATGACTCTCGACCTAAGCAACATCACCAAAGCCGACGTTTACGCAGTCGCGCAGGATCTGGCCGAAAGGCTGGAACGGCAAAAACAGATCAGCGAGACGCTCAGGGACGAACTACGCAGCCAGGCAGCGAGGCCGTGCTTGATGTGCGCACTGAGTCCAGCTGACGGCGAAGTTGCGTTTCAGCTCGTTTATCGGGCACTCGACGTGATCGAAAACCTGACGGCCCACGTGACGCCCAACGCGAATGTGCAAAACGAGATTGCGGAAATCTCCCACGAGTTAGCCGCTATCAACGGCAAGCACGAATAGTTCACAGAACGCACAGAATGGCACTTTCTAATGCCCTGACACAACGAACCAGTATGACCACAGCCAACAAATGAAAACCAAGCTCATTTCCATTACTCAATCCATGATTCCTGACGTACCAGACGCCGAGGGAGTCATTGTGTACGCAGCCCGTGTTTCAAATCCAAGCAACCAGCTCAACATGGCAACCGCTGACCGGCTTTTGCGCTACTGCATAACGCACGGGCATTGGTCCGTGTTTGAGACGGCATCAATGACGGTGGAGATTGAGACGAGCCGGGCTATAGCCGCGCAGATTCTCCGGCACCGCTCATTCACATTCCAAGAGTTCTCACAACGCTACTCTGAGGTGGAGCACTTCGAGACATTCGAGTTGCGCAAGCAGGCCGAAACGAACCGGCAAAGCTCATGCCAAACGATGCGCAACCAGGACTTGGAATACAACATCAGGCGGTTTATCGGAGGCGCTGAAGCACTGTACAGGGAGTTGCTCGACTCAGGAGTGGCCCGCGAATGCGCACGAATGGTGCTTCCGCTTTGTGTGCAGACCACGCTTTACATGACTGGCTCAGTGAGAAGTTGGATTCACTATTTCCAGCAGAGGCTTTCAGAACACACCCAGAAAGAGCACCGCGAGATCGCGCAATCCATTTTTGAAATCTTTGAACAACAATTCCCGATTATTTCACATGCAATCAACAACTGAACTTCTCAAGAAACTGGATAGCTTGCTGGAGGCATTTCCTCGGCATTACTTGGCAGTACAGGACCGGGATGCGGTGGCTCAGATGATCCAACGGGATTGCTGGACGCACTTTCAGGTTGAGGTGGCACGGGCTAGGCAAAAGATTCGGTGCGAACTGGAGGCGGGAAAATGAACGAAGCAGGAGAACAGATTCTTTTGCACAGAATTAAATCTCTAGAGTGGCTCATAGAGGTTAAGACCGAGCAAGTTTACAGATTGGAAACCGCACTTAAGCGCATCCGCGACTGCGACTTTGTCATCACATTACCTGACCGAATGGACGCGGTGCGGGCAATAGCAAGGGAGGCATTAGAATGACTTGGAAAGAGAAATACCGGCGTGATCCTGACATTGCTGAGTCAATCATTGAGACGCTTCAAAACGATCTCAAGGAAGCTGAGAAGCGTTGCGAAAAGCTAGAAATAGCATTGATGCGAATTGCTAACTTTCACCACTGGTCAACATACAAAATGAGAGAAGAAGCAAGGGAGGCACTGGAATGATTGCAAACCTGACCTACAGAGTGTCGCACGACTGGACGCCGTTTCGTTGGTGGGTTATCCAGTCACAGAGCGAGATTGAGGCGCGGATGATTGTGGCGAAGGAGCTGGGATGCGAACTGGGTGAACTGGAGGCGAAACTGAAATGACCAACGAACAAATAAACGCGGCGATTGCCAAGGTGCTAAAGTACAAGCAGTGGTATCCAAACTTTGCCACAGACCTAAACGCGATGCATGAGGCTGAGAAGGTGCTGGATTCTGACGAGCTTTTTAGGGGGTACTACTTGGCACTCTATGACATCACCAAATCAACGCGCTGGCCGATCAACGCAACAGCCCGCCAACGCGCAGAGGCGTTTCTGAGGACGCTTGGCAAATGGGAGGATGGAGAATGAGCATCAGACCCGAAGAAAGATTTCATCACGAGATTGCGCTCAATATTTTGGGCGCTGCATTGGCGGAGGCGCAAAAGCAGCTCCGGGCTGCACTGAGGCGTGTTGACGCACTAGAAACGCAGATGCGCAGGGAAGGCTGGACACAGGCTGACCTTGACGATGTGGAGCCTAGTGTGCATCACTGAAGAGGACAGAGCTTGCTAAGCCTAGTGGCTCAAACCGGCGGGCCGCTTATTTTCGGGACGCCGAAACGGGAACGCCGCTGAGTCGATAGGCGTGACACCTCGGAGAGACGAGGACGTGAGAGAAACCTACCGTGGGGTGGCTTTAACGCTGTCCTAGAATACGCGCCGAAGGTAAGAGGCATATGCAGACCTGACAGTCGGGAGAGACCGGCAAACGCGACACCTGCCAACGGGTTCACCCGTTGCGCATGGACCGGGGATGCTCGGTCGACGCAGTGGTGTGACTAGCTGGAGAGACAGCATCCTCGGCAACTGAGATGAGACGTTGTGGTGAACGCACACCAGAAGTGGCGTGACAGTCGGGAGAGACCGGCAAGAACTCGGTCAGAGTTTGCGAGTTTTGCCGCGCATAAAATATAGCAAGACTGGGAACGCCGCGAACACCCCTAGGCGTGACAGCTCGGAGAGACGGCTACCTGCCAATGAACGACCCGGAAGACTACCAAGCGGCAATCGACGACCTGCTCGATCTCGGACTAACCGAAGAGCAGGCCGCTGATGTCTGGGATTGGCACAAGGTGACAGCAGAGGCACAGGCTCAGACTGCCGGAGGAATTGCGATAGTGAGACTGTTGACCTACCTAGCGGGTGGGCACAGGGATGCAAACTTGAGGCTTAGGCTGAACGCTGTGGCATTTGGCACAGGGCTAGGACATCTCACGGGGCACAAGGACATGAGCCAGGCAGCGGCAGCACTGGGAGTCAGTCACGCGGCAATTAAGGATGCGGCAAAGCAGGCTGCACGGGCGCTACTGGGATAAGTGGCACCCACCCCCCCTAAAGGAGTCTCCTAGAGGGGGTTTTGATCGGGGTGAGGTCAGGGACGCGTGCCGCTTTTTTGTGCAACCGGCAAAAAGTAGCCTGTCTACCGGCAGAAATTGCCGACAAGTTGTATCTTGTGGCTGTATTTTGGGCTGTATTATTGATAATACAGGCAAAAAATACCCATGGCATACAGTCACAAACAGATTGCCGAACGTTACGGCGTTTCCCGCGGTGCGGTGCAAGGCTGGGAAAAGCGAGGACTCAGCAGAGAGTGGACTTGGCAGAAGATCGAAGAATGGCGCGCAATTCACGCCGCGGGGCGCGTGGTGATCCCGCCAACAAAACCGGCAACTCCAGAACCTCAGCCAGCGACACCCGCGGCAAAGCCATCCGCGGAGGCTGTAATCTTGCAAGCCGCGGGCTTTCAGGAAACGCGAACCGCCAAACTGCGCAAAGAGATTGAACGTCTTGACCTCATAATCAAACGCGAAAAGGGCGAACTCGTATTGGCCGACGAGATGCGCGAAACCGCTACCCGCGTGGTGGCAGTCTGGTGTTCCGAACTGGACGCACTGGTGGGCGACCTGCCTGGTCAACTCGCTGGGCTTACTGAAGCCGACATCCAGCCAAAGCTGCGGGCTCGGATTGAGCTGCTTAAGGCAAACGCTCGGCACAGCATCGACGCGCTATGAACCCATTTGCTGACGGGGCCCGCGCTGGAGTCCGTCTCGCCTACACTGGCGACCCTTTGGACTGGCTCGAAGCTAACGTCCGTTTTCCGCACAGCTCGCGATCCACGCACTTCGACCGCAGCACGGCGCCATGGTGGAATGCGGTGTTTCACGACTTTGCCGACCCGACTTGCCGACAAACTTTCGTTCAGGCTTGCACTGGCGCAGGAAAGAGCACCGCACTAGAGGCACTGGTTTGCTGGGCGGTGGCTCAACAACCGGGGCCGATGCTTTCTATCACTCAGACCGATGCGACTAGTGCCGAGTGGATGGAGACGCGACTAAAGCCCGTGCTTGGGGCGTGCGAACCGCTGCGGG